CGATCATTCCGTAGACGCCACCGCTGACAGGGTCTTCCAGGAAAGGCACGGTCTCCCATGCGCCACCGTTCCAGCTTGCCGATTGCCGCTGGAATTCGAAGAGCACCTTCGTGCCGGATTCCGTGCCGGTCGTGGAGTTGATGACCTTGAGGGCTGGCACCTTCACGTTCACGCGGACGGCTGACAGGCCGGTCGTGCTGATGGTTTTGGTGATCATCGCCGCCGTGGTTACTTGCGTGTTGACGGAGACTTCGGATTCCGCAGAGACAAACCCGGGAATGTAGGCTTGGGTATTTGTGCCGGACACCATGCCAACGGACACGCCCGCGAAATTAAAACTGTCGTCGGAATTCTGGATCGGTGTCCCGTCCAGGTAGACGGATTTCAGGCCGTTTACCAGTCCCCCAATAGGCCCCTCTGAAAGCGCGATCAGCAAGCGGCCATGCTCGACCTTCTTAGCCTCTGTGGTGTTGGTGCCCGCCGTGCCGGTCGTTGTGGATGAGGATGTGGTGGTCGGGGATAACCCAACCCCGCCCGATCCGTTGTCGCCGTATCCGCCGTGTTGCGCTACATCGGGTGGAATCCATCCAGTCATTGCGTCTCTCCCTACCCGACAGGCGCAAGCGCCCAAACCCAAGGCGATGTGTCACCATTGCCTGCAACTGTTCCGGCGTTGTCTGCGGCCATGCCCCCAAGGCCCTTGTCCGGGAATGACTCCGAGCAGAGCCCAACCGATACCAGAGCGCCTCCAATTCGGAGTGGACCACCTAGCAGCACGGGATAGGGATTCCCCTGCCCGAGCGTCATGTGAGGCCCACCGAACGCGTACGATGGAGTATCGTCCGGGCCTTTCGAGGCACTCGGAGCCATGACGGCCTTCTGGGTCCCTGCGAGCATCTGGGCAACGCCGCCGACCATCATCATCGTTCCCATTTTCATGAGCGTCAGGCCGAACGGGTTGGCACCGTAGAGCGTCATTACCGCGCCCACCGCAACGAGCGCAGCGCCTACGATGGTCTGGCCCATGCCAGCCTCCTTCGCGCCGGAAACCACCGGGACGATACGGATGGTGTTCTTCCCGCACGGATCCCAAAGGCCATCTTCTGAGAGCGGGGTGAACCCGGACATTACTTTGAAATGGCTCTTGGAGTGCTGGATTAGAAAATCCTTAAACCCCGGGAGAGTAGCCTTGAGGGCGATGATGGCTTCCGCATGTGTCGTGATGTCCTTGAAAAACTCGCGCCCAAATTTCCGCCTGAGGGATCCGTAAAGGATGATGCGTTTCATGCTCATGCCGGGTTCCTCCGAACGATGGCAACGAGGTCCCGAACCCATGCACCGATGGGCTCGATACGCGACAGGCGCCCTGGGAGGTGGTGCAGGATGGTTCCGTGTCCCATGTAGACGGCGGAATGGTTGGGTACGCCACGGCCACGGATTGAGAACAGCAGCACATCGCCGGTAGCTGGATCGTCCAAGGGTCGCTCATGGAAACCGGCCACGGTCATACCGCGTCGAAACAGGTCGGTCGATTCCCAGAATTTCGGCCACCGGAGGAAATCGGTCAGGCCGCCGAAGTAGTCAGACACAAGGCTGAAGCAATCCTCCACGCCCCACGCGAACACGCGACCTTCAACTGGGCTTTGGCCAAACCTCCGCCATTCACCAGTTTCAGGGCACACGATATACCAGGGCAGGCCGGTCTCTATCTGCTGATCGATATCGTGCAGGCTCGGCATCAAGCGGGTTTGCCCGGGATGAGAATGGACCACACCCAAGACGTGCGCCCGATCCTCAACAGCCGACCAATCCTCGGGATGGATGCTGAAATGATCCGCCTCTGCGATGTTTCGGCACGGGATGTATTCCGCGATGTTTCCATGAGATGAGGCCAGCAACCCGCACGACTCCCGCGGGGCGTCCATGCGCGCATGGGCCAAGATGGCGTCCAGCAGTTCAGGCGTCATCGGATCCTCGCCGCAGCGGGTTCACCGCCGAAAGGTAGTCCGCCGGTGAACGCCGGAAGTCCAACGCCGTCCGTTGTCGAGTGGGTCTGGCAGGCAGTCAGAATCTTGGTGCAGAGTGAGTTGACGGAGAACGGGCAAACGGTCGCGTCATTCCAGCCGCAGATGGTCGCCTGGATCTTGCGGGCCGGGATCTGCCGATTACCACGATCGATCTCTGAGACGAGTTGGAACTTGATGGTCTGTCGGCTTTCTCCCGTCTTTTGCTCGATCTCGAACGTCTCAACCCATTCGTAGTCTGGATCAGCAGTGGCATTCCCCGCGGCGAAGTTAACCGCGTCCAGGTATTGTTTCTGGGTCCTGCGGATGGTGACCTTGGCCCCAAGTAGATCATCAAGAGGGCCAATGAGCGCGGAAACGGTGCCATCCAGATTGGAAACCGTGAGTTTTGGGCGGGGCATGGCGCCCTTGGTCGTGAATTCAAGGTCATCGATCTGGTAAGGCAAAGGTGTGTAGGTCTCCCCCTGCCAGACAAGCGCCTCCCCGAGTTCGTTCAGGCCGTTGTAAAACCGATCTAGACTCCCACCGATGGCCGTTGAATCAACCTCGATCATGGTGATGACAGCGGACGGTGTGAGGCTCTGGAGACCGGAAACAGGTTCGCTCATGCGGGCACCTGTTTGAAATCAGCGGTGACGGAAACGACTGTTCCAGAGACATACTTTCGTGACCACTTCTTGCAGACGAACAGCGCGGACGAACGGCCCGGGGGTGTCCAGTTGAAAGCGACTACGCTTCCCTGGGCGTCCAGGAATGACACGATGGAACCAATCTCCGTTGAAGTGCGACCCGAGAACGAGAGCCCGGACCAGTCCTGCATGTCAGGATTTAGGCCTGTAACACTCCGCTGTTCGTAGGAATCTCCGAAGCTGATGGCATCGCGCGCGGGCTCGTGCGCCTCGGTAGCGCCGTTATCCGGGATCCATGTGAAGGTATTTGCCATCACATCGCCCCAACAGCTTCAAGGTGCCCACCAGGCCGCTTCTCATCAACGATCACTGCAAGGGCGGCTTCCCGCATCGCAGACGATACCTTCTCCGCAAGTGCGCCACCCGATACGCCGTCCGTGGTCGCCGTTCCCGTCGCTGCGTTGATGTGCACCGCGCCGATGGAAACCTGAGCGGACGCTGAAGCTTTGGACGAAGACGCATATGACGGCATCGACACGCCGGAAATATCGTTCGTTCCTCCAAAACCCATATCCGTCGTGGTGCTGGTTGCGCCGGAACTTCCACCCATCCATGCGCTGATACCAGTGCTGACATAGCCCCAAAGCGGATCCATGATTTCCTTCTGCACCGCGAGACGGGCGAGGTCTTGCAACATGGAGTCGATGAGATCTCCGAAGGAGTTCTTACCGGTCCAACAAAATTCCACGAAGGCATCAGTGCTGGACTTACTCCAATCCTGGATGGTGTCGCGCAGGTCGCCGAAGAGGCTTGTTTCAACGTGTAGTTGTTTGTTGAGTTCCACAACGCGCTCGGTGAATTGCCGTTCGGAAATAGCTCCTTCCGCGTACAGCGCCTTTTGCATCGCGAGCGAAGCATTGACCCTATCGTTTTCATCCGCAAGTTTTGTGGCCGCATCTTCTTCTGCAAAACGGAAGTCGAGCACGGCCTTGTTGTAATCGGTCTGTGCTTGCAGTTCTCTACGGGTAGCTTCCTCTTTCTCGTTCGCGTCCCAGAGGTCTTGCGCGTTCCACGCCGCCGTTTGGGCCTTGTAATCGATGATGCTCTGGTTCATCCGCTGGGCTTTGCTGGTATCGCCACCCGCACCGGCATCCATGAGCTTCAACTTGAGCTTGTAGGCCGCCTCCTCGCCTAGCGTGAGGGCCATCATTTCTTCTTTGAGACGGACGATTTCCTTGCCGTACTGGGTATATTTTTCGGGGTCACCTATGTACTTCTCGGTATCCGTATCTCCAGATGCTTTCCCAGCCTTAATGCGTTCTTTTTCGAGAGCGGTAGTCGCAGCATGTTCCTTATTCAGCACCTCCACTAGTTTCTGGCGTGCTTCCATCGTCTCTTGTAGATGACGCTGGGCATTCTGGTATTGGAGTTCATCGCGCGCAGTCCCAATATCAACAGACGGAGCCGCCGCAAAGGTTCCGGATCCAACTGACTTCGAACCTTGAGCAGATACATATCGTTCATGCGCTGCTCGATATTTCTCGACAGCGGATTGAGCTTCGCCGTAGGCCGTGGTCAGCTTCCGGACCTGCCATTCATCGTCAGCAAGCCAGCCAGCGTCGGGTGATTTGTCCCCACCCTTGATGGCCTCTTGTGCCCTCTGAATAGCCTTGAGTTTTCGGGTGGCTTCCTCAATGCGTTCATTTGCCGCCTGAACGGCGTCCTTGGAACCTCCGGCAGTCGCATCCTTGAAGTAATACCAAGCTGCAGCACCCGCCACTAGTAGCGAGATTAAGATTCCAATCGGGGAAGTGAGAGCAGTGAGTGCGCTTGATGCCAATCCACTCGCAGCCGCTTGCGCTCGCGTGGCGATTGTAGACGCCTCCACCGTGGTAGTGTAGGTCATCAATGTGGTGTTCCAAGCTCTCTGAGCAGGCACGACACGTGTGATGTTTGCCAGCCACCCCGTCAAAGCCGTGTTCCACCCGTTGACCATTGGGATGAGTTTTAGGACGGCATATGCCGCAGCAAGAGCCAAGATCGCGTCCCGGTGCTCCCACAAGAATTTGGTTGTACCGCTGATAGCCTTGCCGCCCGCCACGAAGCCATCCCGAATCTTCATGCCCCATATCTGCATGTCTCCGCTGGTCTGAAGTTTCGTCAATTCATCAGATGTTCCTTTGAGTTCGCCCGTCAGAGCCGTTACTGCGGCATTCAGAGTTGGGTTGAAGAGATTTCCAAACTGAACCTTTAAGTTTTCGGTATAACGCTCCATTGAGAGCAGCAACTTCCCCGAGGTGGTCATGGCAGCCTCATACGCTCCCTGCCGTTTCCGTCCCTCTTCCAAGACGGCATTCAAGCGGGCCTGAGCTAGTTCCTGGGACGTCAACTGCTCCTTCGTCTTCCCTATTGATTCGGCGTATGCCCTTTCTGATCCAATATAATTGACCATGATTCCTGCCCGGTGCGCGATGACTACCATGCCGGTCTGAATGGATCGCGTGAGAGCCTCGAAGGCTTCTGTTGAATTGGTCCCAGAGATAACCGCCGCATCTTGTGCCACACGGGCGAGGTCTGAGGATTGAGCAAGATTGAGTTGTGCCGCCGCCATCATGTTCAACGACTGGCGAGCACCGACCATGCTGATACCGGTGGCTTCAAGCCCCTGTTGGAATTGCGCCATCTGGGTAGCGGTGTAGCCAGCGTTGTTCCCCATCACGCCCATGACCACGCCAAGGGTTTCGTACCGGGCTGCTAACAGGACGGACTCTTTGACCTGCTCCGCCAGCTTGAGCCCAGCCCAAGCCGCCGCCAGCTTCTTCACCATGCCCTCGACCATCCCGCCAGCGTTGGTGAGACCTTCGAGGTTCTTCGTGGCGGTCTTGGCTTCAAGACTTTCCACGCGGATAACGAGGCTGGCTATGTCGCTCACTTCTTGTTCCTCTCTGATTCAACCTGCAACCAAGCGGTGTCCAGCTTTCGTATCAGCCGAACCTCCCAAGGTGCTGGGCTGTTCTCCGTGAGCCGCGACCAAGCGTCGATCTCCGTGTAGGTGATCGGTCCGGGTCCCCAGCCTCCGCCGCGTGTCCGGTGCAAATCCCAGAACCATTCCCATAGGTATTCGAGTGCCGACGGGTAGGGTTCTGGGTTGATCGCTTCCGGCGGGGTGTGCCCTGTCTGCCGTTCGACTTCATCAAAATCCGCCCGCTTTGGGCCGATCCTGAATTCGTAAAGCGCGAAGGCGACAAGGCTCTCTCCTACTTCTGAAAAAAACGGGCCTGATCTCCGAACGCTTCGTCCACCTGTTTCCGCAGCCACGCAAAAGCGGGATCCGCGTAGAGATTGCGGACGTTATCTTGGGTGCAATCGAGTTCGGCTGATCCGATCTCAATACCAGACCATCCCAACGTCGCGGCAACGAGCATCGCCAGCGCCTCGGATTCGAGTTCATCGACCGTTGGAACAGTCTTGTTCCTGCCCTTGGCCATGGCCTGCAGGCGCCGGTTAACGCGCTCGTCTCGCATCGCCTTGACCTTGGCCGAATCAGGGGAAGCCAGCGTGATCGTGATCCCAAGAGGTTCAAGCGTGTCCGGGTGGACGATATCCACGACGGTGGAGGTCAGCATTTTCAGAGAGGTCAGGTCCATGTGTTACTCCTGGGTTGCCACGATGACCAAGCCAAGTTCGGCTAGGGCGGCCTTGGCCTTTATGGCGCTTTCGGTGAGTTGATCGAGTGCTTCCTTGGCCTGGGTTACGGCGCTGGAATCGATCTCGATCTTGAGTTTCGACAGGTCCACCATGTAGTGCTCCTATGCGTGAGGTGTGCGGGTGATCTTGATAGCCGAAGCGTCTCCGCTGTTGTAGATGGCTTCGAAGTCGAGCGAAGTGGCGAGCAAGCCCTCCTTGTCCACGGGGCTATCGGCGCCGGTGTACTTGATGGATGACATGTCGAATTCATAGATGCCTCCAGCCGCTACGCCGATGGTGAGCGTCAGGGCGGATTCCGTTCCGGCCAAGAACTTCACGAGCTGGGCATCGTCAGCGAAATAGGCGTTCAGCTTCCCCGTGATCTTGGCCATACCCACGGCGTAGCCGCTGGCACTCGTGGCGTTTGCGGGCTTGCCGATGTCCAGAGCATTCTCGATCGTGAAATCGAGAGCCGTCACCGTGGCGATGGTTGTTCCGCCTTCCGTGATGGTGGCCGTGATCGAGTCGCAAGGCGAATGACTCGGAATGGCCGTCACGCTGGTTGCGCCGCTTGCCGTGCCGAGAGTGTAGCTCTTCCCCGCGAAGGAGAAGGACACGTCAACCATGCCAGCCTTGTAGGACAGGCTGAACTTGTTGCAGATCATTCCATTGCCAGTGCGGCAGCGGGCAACATCCGAGTGCCATTCCTCCAGCGTGAAGAACTTGTCGACCACGCCGATCTTGAGAACGTTCGTGTCCCACGCCTTGCAGCACACGGACTCGAGGAACCCGTCGAACACCTCGGGAACGAACTCAGCCGTGAGTTCCGCAGAGGCAGAGGTGACACCGAGCGTGACGCCTCGAATCTGACGATCCGGCGCCATTTGCGCGGATCGGTATGAGTCCACAGCGGGCTTGAGGTTGAAGGTCTTGAAGGGAATCGCCTGCATCGTCGGCGTACCCGGAGTCGTTCCCCAGGTGACCTCGGCGATGAATGCAACTTGACTTTTTGCTCCGGAAGAATGGGCCATGGATCAGGCTCCTTTCGTGGTGAATCGAATCGATACGGGGGTTTGAATCCAGTCGGGCTCGTTCATTGACGGCCCTGGAACTGGGACTTCGCACTGCACGGAAAGGCCGGTTCCCGTGAGGGTTGCCCGGTCGAAAAGGTTCACGAGAGCATCGACGGCGGCCATCGTTACCCCTGGCTGCGCGTCTCCCGGCTTGTTGAAGATGGAGACTTGATACACGCCGCGCTCATTGGTGTAGCCGCCAACGCCCAAGGCCGAATCACAGGCGGTCGGGATGAGATTCACCTTGTACCAAGTGCCGGACGTCGGGGGCGTGAAGGTGCGGCCAGGGAACGAAACAAT